AGGGTGGTTAAAGCTAAAAACGACCCTAGCGAGCGGTTAAGCCTTTTACGCCTGTTTTTTGGTGTTCCTGTTGGCAGTAGTGGCTTTTGGGTGGATGAATCTAAATGGCGTGCCTGCATTGGAGAAGTGGATGAAACGGCAATTATAGATCTGCCGTGTTTTATATCGCTGGATTTGTCGCAAAAAAACGATTTGACAGCGAAGTCATTGGTTTTTAAGTCTGAGGATGATTTTTTAACTGTTAGAAATAGTTACTGGACAACCTCAGGCGGCTTGGCTAGACGTTCAAGCGAGGATAGGATGCCTTACCACGTATACGTTGAAGCTGGCGAGCTTAACTTACATCATTCTAGCGTGATAGATTTTGAATTTGTTGCGCAGGAAATAAAAGACGATTGTGCTAAATACAACGTACAAAATCTAACGGTTGACCCTGCTTTTATTGCCCAGTTTATGGCGGCGTGTGAAAAAATTGGTTTCCAAGTGTGGATGTATGACGGTGACGACACATTTCAAGGCGACGGGCTAAAGATAGTTAGGCACGCACAGGGTACAAGGGTTGCATTCAATGAGCGCAATTTGTGTATGCCCCATTCAATATCACGATTTACGGACAAAGTATTGACCGAGAGTATTTTGATAGAGCAAAACAGGCTTACCCAAGTTTGTGCTGCTAACGCAATCATCAAGACAGATGCACAAGGCAATCAGATGTTCGACAAAGCCCGAGGGCGTGGGCGTATGGATGGCATGGTGTCAATGGCAATGGCAATAGGCGCATCGGCAGCTAGCGACGACGACATGAATATGACAGATTTTTTAAACAGTGACATTATTAGCGGATAAATTATGGCATGGTATGACCCCACAAGCTGGTTTATTGCTAGTAACACTACTCAGCAAGACCACAGTTATTTTGATATTGAAATGCAGACAGCCACCAAGTCGGGGGCAAATGTATCTGTAAAAACAGCATTAACAGTGCCAGTAGTATGGGCGTGCGTCCGATTGATATCCAACACCATAGCCACGCTACCGATTAAGTTATACGAAACTAAAGACGGACAAAAGACAGAGCATACAGGGCTTAACCGTTTTTTACTTAAGAAAGTAAATGGCTTTATGACTATTGGCGTTTTTTTAGAAACGGCAATTGTGTCTTTGCTGTTAAAGGGCAACTTTTATGCGCTAATAAACCGCAATGGCAAGGGTGAAGTGACTGGCTTTACCCCGATGGTTGATGGTCAGGTGACACCTCATATTTTAGATGGCGATTTAATATATAAAATGCGCATTAGCTCAGGCAATGACACGTTAGTCAGCCCCGAAAATATGCTGCATTTTAAAATTTTCTCGCTTGACGGTATTTGTGGATTGTCATTGATTGAGTATCTAAGCGAGACCGTGGGGCTATTAACCACGGCTAGGGACTTCTCAGCATATTCACTAGCCAATGGTGGTTTTACTGGTGGATTGGTAGTGTTTGACCAGTTTTTGACAAATGTGCAGCGTGAAGGCGTAAAGGCACGATTTCAGACTATTAAACAAAACGGCGTGCAAGATGTGTCTAAATTGGTTGTACTGGAGGGTGGCGCAAAGTTTACCCCACGCACAACCTCGCAAAAGGATGCGCAATTTATAGAGTCACGCTCATTTGACGTTGTAGAGTTTTGTGGTGCTATCGGTGTACCGCCATCAATGATTGGACAGACAAACGGTACTAGCAACTTCGGCACAGGTATCGAGCAGCAGAACATTGGCTTTGTCACTTACTGCCTACGCTACTACATCACACGCATAGAAGAAGAGTTAAACGACAAGGTTTTTTCTAAAATGTCGGGCGATTTTAGGTGTGAGTTTATCGTTAATGGGTTGCTACGTGGCGACAGCGCAGCAAGGGCATCATATTACACCGCAGCGGTTGGCGGTAGTGCAGGTAGTGGCTGGATGTCAACCAATGAGGTCAGAAAATTAGAGAACTTACCACCCATCGAAGATGGTGACGAGGTAACAACGTGGAGTATGAACAATGAATAAATTTAGTGTACCTTTTGAGATAAAAAAAGCAGACGAATCGGGCGCATTTGAAGGGTATGCGTCAAGATTTGGCAATATAGACTTAGGGGCGGAAGTAATCGCTAAAGATGCCGTTGTAGTAGTGAAGGCTGGGCAAAATGGGCGATTAAAGCTCGCACTAAACCACGACACAAAAAAAATGGTAGGCAATGCAGCTTTTGAAGTGGTTGAAGATGGTTTAATTGTCAAAGGCAAAATAAACTTAGCTGTTAGTTACGCCAAAGATGCCTATGAGCTTATGAAAGATGGCACGTTGGATGAAATGAGCATCGGCTTTAACATACTAGAGTCCGAAAATAAAAACATAGAAGGCAAAACCGTAAAAGTTATTAATGCCCTTGAGATTTGGGAGGCTTCGATTGTTCCTTTTGGCATGAATCCAGAAGCCAAAATTTTACAGGTTAAATCAATAAGAGATTTTGAGCAGCAGTTACGTGATATCGGCTATTCAAAAAAAGACGCTACAGCAGTGGCGTTGCATGGGTTCGCAGGGTTGCAGCGTGATGCTGTGGACACTATGGCTGAGACGGCTAAAGAACTCGAAAACTTAAACACAATACTAGGGCAATTTTGCTCAAAAACTTAACAAACTGAGGTAATTATTATGGAAACTAATCAACTAGCAATGGCAAACGAAAAAGTAGCAGCAACACTTGGCGAAATTCAAAAAAAATACGATTTAGCAGCCGAAAAAATGCAAAAAGGCGAGGATGTAGCAATCGAGCTAAAAAAAGACATCCAAAACATGCACGGCCAGCTTGAAAGCGTTTTGACAACGGTTAAAGAGCTTGAGCAAAAAGGCGTTAAATTGTCAGGTGCTACAGATGAGAAATCATTTGCAGATTTACTACTAAAAAATGACGACTACCAGCGCACAGCAAACAGCAAGAGCGGTGCTTTTACGCTAGACATGAGCAAAGGAGACTTGTATAAGATGATTAAAGCGACGACCACAGGGTTGCGCAGCGAGACCATCGACACAAGCATCTTTACGCCAGAGCGCAAAGGCTTGCGTATTCGTGACTTGATGAGCGTTATCCCTGTCAGCACCGTGGACTTTACCTATTTTAAGGAAGGTTCACACACTTTAGCCGCTGCAATGGTTGCACAGGGCGGCTTAAAACCAGAGCAAACAGCAACGCTTGAGCAAGTGACAGACACGGTTAAAAAAATCGCAGTTTGGCATCGCATTATCATGGAGCAGTTGCAGGACTTCCCCCAAATTGCTGCCTACATTAACGGCTTGTTAAACTACGACATCAAGCTAAAAGAGGAACAGCAACTACTTAAAGGCGATGGCACTGGTAACAACCTTGAGGGTATTATGACCCAAGCCACAGCATATAATACTGCCTTGGCAAAGCCTGGTGACAAGACAATTGACACAATCCGACGCATGATTTACCAAGCTCGCAAAGCATCGTTAATCGCTTCGGATGCGGTTGTAATGAGTGACCTCACTTGGATGGGTATCGAGCTTGAAAAAGATGCAAATAATAGTTACTTGTTTGCTAACTTGCAAGGCATAGCAACTCCAATCCTATGGGGTAGACCAGTTGTTGTGTCTGACTCTATGAGCGACGCACCAGAGGAAATTCTTGTAGGTAACTTTGCTCGCGGGGCATCGGTGTACGAGCGTGGCGGCTACACGGTTAAAGGCGGTATGATTAATGACGACTTTATTCGCAACCAAAGTGTGATACTAGCAGAGGAACGCATAGGCTTGGCAGTACGCACGCCTTTGGCTTTTGTGAAACATCAACTAGCATAGTTATAGGATGGGTTGCCTTCGGGCAGCCCTTTCTTTCAAGGGGTATAAAATGAAAGTAAAGGTATTATGGGGTTTTGTTGGTGACACTGGTGAAGTGTTGGCAGGCAGCGTTATAGATATTAATGACCAAAAAGCTAACAAACTTATTGCAACGGGCTTGGTTGAAGTGTACAGCGAAACCAAAGAAGCCAAACCAGCAGAAAATAAACAGGTTAAAAAATAATGCTAGATTTGCCCACGCTAAAAAAACACTTGAATGTTGAACATGACGAGGATGACGCATATCTGACATTATTGTATAGCGCAGTAAAGGGCATGGCTGAGGGCTATTTAGACAGCGAGCTAGTAGACGTTGCAGCAGAGGGCAAAACACTTATAAACGATAAGATAAACACCGCCTTAATGATTGGGGTTGCTTGGGTATATTCATGCCGTGGCGATAATGGCAAGCAAACGACAACGGTAAAAGAGCATGAACTACCATCAGGGTTTCACGCCATGCTTATCAATAGTAGGGTGTTTTAATGCTTAGTGGCATGTTAACCGAGCGTGTTTATTTCATGCGCCAAAGCGAGGAAAAAAACGACTTTGGTGTAGTTGAAACCGAATACCGACAGTTTTTAACTAGGCGTGCCAATGTAAGTAAATATGATGCCGACAACACCGACATAAACGCAGGTGACACCACCCAAAAAAAACTAGCTTTTAAGGTTAGGCGGTGTAATGCCGTGGAGTGTGTGACGGTACACCACAAGATTAAATACAAATGCAAAATGTACAACATATTGCATATCGACGACCTTTATTATGACGAGATTGCTTTTGTTTGTGAGCATGATGGAGTGGCGCACGTATGGAACTAAAAATCACAGGCTTAGAAGTCTTAGAAAAGGCACTAGTGGAGATTGATAATGC